GATCAAGAAATTAATATGCTTGCGTGTATGACAGAAATTATGAGTCAGGTGAAATTCAAATGATTATATGTAAAGATAACTTTTTAGAAACACACATTGCACAACTAATTGACGAGTATATACACAATGGTACATTCCCATGGCATTGGCATTACAAAGCAAACAAGAATGAACCAGATAGACATTGGCATACTTTGGCAGGTCATGACATAGAAGAAATGACAAAAAATGGTTTTGATTATCTAATTCCATTATGGGAAAGTATTCAAAACTCACCAGAGTTTCCTAAAACAAAAATTGTAAGATGTTATTTTAATGCACATACACCAGGTGTTGAACCATCTATTCATCAAGACGATGGTGAGATAACTTATATCTACTATCCTAACATGAATTGGAATATCAACTATGGTGGTGGAACAACAGTTTATGACGATGATTTAGTAAAAGGTACTTTACTTAATTACAAAGGCAATAGACTAATTGGATTTACTGCTAAGAATCATCATCAAGCAATGCCAGTAAGTAAAAAATGTTTTTTATTAAGAACATGCATAGTCTTTAAAACAGAAAAAGTATAATGTACGAATTAAAAGATTATCTCAACTCTATAAACTTTCGTAAAAATAATCTTATGAATGGCGATGACCCTATGTGGGAAAAGAAATATCCTACATACATTGTTAATAAGTGTCTAGCACCATTCAGCGACACTGTATCGTTGATCAATGAAATGAATAGATTGCACCATACAGATGCTAAAATGCAATATGATTTTTTACTAAATAGTGTTAGAAGTAGAAAAAGATTTGCACCTTGGATGAAGGCAGGCAAATCAAAAAATTTAGAGTATGTAAAAGAGTATTATGGTTATAGTAATGAAAAAGCAAAATCGGCTCTTAACATACTTAATAATGAACAGATTATAGAGATTAAAAAGATATTGAATAAAGGTGGTAAGCATGGAAAACATTAAATGGTCAAAAGAGCATATGCTCGAAGTGATCTTGAAAGAGCCTGATGACTTTCTAAAAGTCAGAGAGACACTTTCTCGTATTGGTGTTGCTTCTCGGAAAGAAAAAATATTATATCAATCTTGTCATATCCTACACAAACAAGGTAAGTATTACATTGTTCACTTTAAAGAACTATTTGCTTTGGATGGTAAGGATACCAATCTAACAGAAAACGATATTGGTCGTAGAAACAGAATTGCTAATCTATTAAAAGATTGGGGTTTAGTTTCTATTCCTAAAGAAGATGTTGACAGTATGTCACCATTAAGTCAGATTAAGATTATTTCGTTTAAGGATAAAAAGAATTGGGAACTCAAGACAAAGTATAATATTGGTAAGAATCCAAAAGAAGTAAAATAGACATTAATACATTGAAGGTTATATTATGAGGTTTTATACAAACATTGTGCCGTGGGGTAATTCATTACTCTTGCGTGAGGTGGTAGATGGTAAACGAGTTGCGAGAAAGATTAAGTATTCGCCAACTTTGTATTGCCCTGTCATGCGTGAAACTAAATTTAAAACTTTAGATGGCAAGTACGTCACGCCAATAAAACATCAAACAATTAAAGAAGCAAAAGAGTGGGTTGAAAATTATAAAGATCAACCTCATCTTGTTCATGGTAATACACAGTTTCAGTATTCATTTCTAAATGAAGAATATGGAAATGAGTTTGACAAAGATAAAATTCTAATTACAACAATTGATATTGAGGTTGCTTGTGAAAATGGATTTCCTAACCCAGACGTTGCAGACGAAGAACTATTATCTATTACAGTAAAGAACCAACAAAACAAAGAGATCGTTGTATTTGGTTTAAGAGATTACAAAACTAATCGAAAAGATGTGACTTATTTTAAATGTGAATCTGAAAAAGATTTACTTTATGATTTTATTAACTTCTGGCGATCTAATTTTCCTGACATTATTACAGGCTGGAATACAGAATTTTTTGATATTCCTTATTTGGTTAATAGAATTAAAAACATTCTTGGCGAAGATGATGCTAAAAGATTATCACCATGGGGTGAAGTATATTCAAAAGAAGTTTATCAAATGGGTAGAACTCAAATGGTTTATGACATTCGAGGTATTGCGGCTCTAGATTACTTTGATCTTTACAGAAAGTTTACATATACTAACCAAGAAAGTTATAGACTAGATCATATTGCTAATGTTGAACTTGGTATACAAAAAGATGAGAACCCACATGAGACTTTTAGAGATTGGTATACTAAAGACTATAAATCATTTATAGATTACAATATTAAAGATGTAGAACTTGTTGATGCATTAGAAGACAAGATGAAACTAATTGAACTATGTTTAACAATGGCATATGAGGCAAAAGTAAATTATACAGATGTTTTAGGTTCGGTTAGATATTGGGATGTTCTAATTCATAATTACCTTATGGACAAAGGTATTGTTATTCCACAAAAGAAAACTACTAACAAAAGTAGCAAGTATGCTGGAGCATATGTTAAAGAACCACAAGTTGGTATGCACAAATGGGTATTATCTTTTGACTTGAACTCACTGTATCCACACTTAATAATGCAATATAATATTTCACCTGAAACAATGAAGTCAGAAAAAACTGTACCAGGTATGTCAGTTGATAAACTTCTTAATAAAGAAGTTGATACAAAGGTTCTTAACAATGTGACGATGACACCTAATGGTGCTTTGTTCAATACAAAGAAACAAGGTTTCTTACCAGAGATCATGGCAAAGATGTATGAAGATAGAGTTAAGTATAAACAATATATGTTAGAGGCAAAACAAAATTATGTAAATACAAAAGATGCTAAATATGTTAAACAAATATCTAAGTTTAATAATATTCAAATGGCAAAAAAGATTTCACTAAACTCTGCCTATGGTGCGATTGGAAACAATTGGTTTAGATACTATTCTAATACAATGGCAGAAGCGATTACCACTTCAGGTCAATTATCTATTCGTTGGATTGAAAACAAGATTAATGAATACATGAATGATTTACTTAAAACTAAAGATAAGGATTATGTATTGGCATCTGATACAGATTCAGTTTATATTACATTTGATAAACTGATTACAATGCTTAATCCTAAAAATCCTATTGACTTTCTTAATAAGATTGCAAAAGAAAAGATTGAACCTTTTATTGATAAGTCATATCAAGAACTTGCAGATTATCTAAATGCATATGATCAAAAAATGCAAATGAAACGTGAAGTGATTGCAGACAAAGGTATATGGACAGCAAAGAAAAGATATATTCTTAATGCTTGGGATGTTGAAGGTGTACGATATAAAGAACCAGAACTCAAGATTATGGGAATAGAAGCAGTTAAGTCATCTACCCCTGCGGCTTGTAGAGAAAAAATTAAAGAAGCATTGAAGATATTAATGTCTGGTAGTGAAACAGACATGAACAAATTTATTCAAGATTTTAGAAAAGAGTTTATGACATTACCACCTGAACTAGTTGCATATCCTAGAAGTGTAAATGGTTTAAGAAAATGGACAGAGCATTCTTCTCTATTTAAAAAAGGTGCGCCTATTCATGTTAAAGGTGGAATCTTATATAATCATTTGGTTAAGAAAGAAAACTTAAATGGTAGGTATCCTTTTATTCAAGAAGGTGATAAGATTAAATTCTTATACATGAAACTTCCTAACATATATCAATCATCATCAATTGCGTTTATTACAAAACTTCCAAAAGAACTAAACTTTAAAGTTGATTACGAATTACAATTTGAAAAGTCTTTTGTAGAACCATTGAACTATATTATTGAAAAGATGAATTGGAAAGTTGATAGATCATATGGTACACAGGGAACACTAGAGGACTTTTTTGTATGATAGATAATATACTTAGAAATATAGTTGGTAATGAAACTGGCGGTTATGATGTTGCAATTTTAATGAGTGGTGGAACAGATAGTTGTACTTTATTATTTACAGCATTGAGACTAGGAAAGAAAGTACATTGTTATACATTCAAACCATTTGGACAAGATACATATGACTCAACAAAAGCAAAAGAGATATGTGATATATTTAATGTTCCTATTACAATAATTGATCTACCAGAAGTAAATATAGTAAATGATTTTAAATTACTTGCATCAAAATATAATTGTAAAAAGAAAACTCAATATGAATGTACATGGCCATACATCTATACTTTTCCTATAATCAAAGAGAAGTTTATTTTATCAGGTTTAGCTGCAGACGGATACTACGGAGTAAGTAAAAAAGCAATGATACACTTCAGACATACTCTAGAAAAAATGCAAGAGTTTAGAAGAAGTTATTTTAAGGACAATCCAAATCCAGCAGGGTATCTACAATTAAAACAATT